TCAGTCATATTTTCAGCAAGGTCAGATTTGATTGTTCCGTCTTCATTAAGAGCAACTTCCAGACGCTCCCAAAGAGTGTTTTTTGTTCCTCTTGAAACTCTTAAATCCTTAATATATGGATTATATTCATTTTGCAGCACCCATTCTGTTCCATTCCAAAACTTCATCTTTGCGTCCGTCCAGCCTTCAGAAATATCTAACCAGGGCATCCCCTGATAAGTATCAACAGGTGCTGTTTCTCCTGCAAATTGAGTTACAATAGCTAAAAAGTTACCATATAAAACTTGTTTAAGACCAGGGCCATTAGCATCAAGCCCATTTTTGTCTGTTGTTCTTATATCAAAATCTTGAGACATGTCATCACTCCTTTAATATCCTTCAATTAATATTTTTTCTGCAGTTCCTCCGACATCATTATTATTGATATCTTTTATAACTATATCTACACTATCTATAGTTTTGTTTTGAAAATCAGCATATTTCATTGTTGATCCATTTTGCAGCAAGTAATAATTATACCCTCTAGGAATTTCATAATATTCTACTCCGTAATCGCTGTAATTAATTGTTGTTCCGCCTACTGGTACTGACAGATTATCAATTTCTAGCTCTAAGTCAGGAACATCAAAAAACTGTTTAATTTCATTAAGCTCAAATTCAGCAGTTTCTGTCTCCAGCCGAAAAGTAAATTTAAACTGGCAATATCTAAATTTATATTCTCCAGTCATGTACGTCTGCCAGTCTGACCATTCAACATTATCATCGGAAAACCTTACATATGTTTCGGTTTCATAAATAGCAGGCGGATTGTCTAAACTATTATTAGGAAAATCATCAAGTCCGCGATTAGGAAAACTCAATAAACTTAATCCTAAGTCCTGGAAAAACCAATCTTTTTTGAGTCTTATATCTGTCCGGCCAACTCTGACTGTATCAATAATTTCTGTAATATATTCGGCACTAAAGTCATAATCAGGCAAACCGTCTGCAAAAGCAGGAATATCAGGCCAATCATCAAGATTATAGCCAGCTAAGTCTTCTAAATTATACATGTGGAAAAATGCTATCTTGCCGTTAATATTGTCTATATTATCTAGTGTTGCATTGTCTATATAATCAAGTTCATTTCTTTCGATAATTATGTTAAGCTCCTGGCCGGTCCCAGAAACTTCAAAAATTGTAGAAGTAAAGCTGCTTGAATACTGCCTTACTCTATCAATTGTCTTAATCATATACATATGAGTTCCGTCAATTTCGTTCTCAGATGTCCATCTATCTCCAGTAAGTTTAGTCCCCAGAACTTCCCCATTATCCCAGTCTGTTCCTTTTCTAATTTCATAACCTAAGACATCGGGTTCATCCACTTCCTGCCATTTGAATATTAATTTTGCCCCCTTCTGGGCCACCTGCAAAGTCTCAGGTGCTGCAGGTTTGTTATCTTTACCCGAAATGACTATTTCTCTTGAAGTAATTCCAGAACTTGTAATACCTCTATATTTTGAAACTGTCCTTACTCTTACAATATAATGAGAATTAACTTTTAAATTAGATATTTCAAAGTCGTCAGTTTCTGTTTCCCCAGCTATTCTATAACTTTTCCCATCTTCTGAATAATCAATTACGGCATGATCAAACCTTTCGTCATCAGGAATATTAAAATCAACAATTAAATTACTGATTAAATTCCCATCCATGGTTGTATAACCATATTCGGACACAGAAAGATTATTTACTTCATTAGGAGCTTCAAAAGGATTCTTAAATTCAGAGCCGTAATTCTCCTGCTGCACAACTCCATCATCAGTATAAATAGATTCATTATATTCAAGAGCAGTAATAGTCATATTATGTTCTTCGGCTTCTTCTATTTCCATAATTCGGAAAGGTTTATCAACCCAACCTGGTCTTTTATGGGTAACTAATATTTTATCGCCGACTTCTGCTTCAATATCTTTTATGCTTGCTCCAAAACTGATTATTTGAGTGCAAAACTTTGATTTCTTTTGATAATATCTAGCTTCTCGCCCTGCTTGACTAAAACGATTAATACCATTAAGAGTTATGGTTTTAATCGATTCTCCAGGAACACTATTATCAATAAATCTCGCTCCAATAGTTTCAAAATTTTCAGCTGGATCTGTATATTCAACGACTACTTCTCTAAGTCTTTCTTTGCGTGATGTTCCGCGCCTTGCGAAACTACCAGAAATAATATTGTCGGTTTCTTCATTATCAGAATATACAAAGCTTTGAGTTGCTACATCTGGCTTATCAATTTTTAGTTTTAATTTTCCATCGGACCAGATAAGAAATGCTCTAAAAGTAGAAAGCATCTCATTAAGAATATCCAATGCTGAACTTTTAGCATCAATAACAAAATCTAATTCAAAGCGCTTTTCCCCATCTACATACTGATCAGCATATTCTGCAGCCTCTTTAAATGTTTCTAAATCTATAAAAGCATCGGAAACACCAAAGCCAAATCTTTTGTTGCTGAGAAAATCCAATACACACCAGGCAGGATTATTGCTATACTTAGTTATCCAGCTGCTGCCAGTCCAGACTCGAACATGCCTACCCTTTACAATCGCAGTCATAGTTGGAGTTCCTGATGTTTCTAATTTATTAGCGTCAAGAGTTGTCGAATAGTGGGCAAGGAAAGGGAATGTTTGACCGCGTTCATTTTTCGACCAGGCAGATTGTTTTCTGTAACCTAATTTGGTTTCTGCGTTAATTGTTTTATCGTCAGCTTTAATTTTTTTTATTGATTCAATCGGGCCTTCTGAAATTCCAACTTGAAGATCCATTAAATTATCATTTTCACCGCGTATTTTTTGATTGATTATGTTTCCTGCAACAAGATTTTCGCCATAGACAACCGGTACTGGTATCTGATGACTTTTAGTATTGCTTATCGGTCCGAATGAATATGTTGGCGAATTCTTTGATTGGTTCATGCTTTCTTGAAATTCTTTTGCTTCTTTATAGTTGTCATAAGAATTACCCACACTAAAACCAATCATCGCTCCAGCTGCTACTGTAACTCCCGTAACAGTACTAGCTGCTGCAGCTCCTGCTGCTATTCCGACTAATGCTCCTACTCCCATTTCCTCACCTCACTCTCCATATACTATGCAATCGTTTTTCCCATTTTGAAAATTTACTAATTCTCGCTTTTGAGTTGTCAAAAATATGAATAAATTTATAATCATTAATCAAAACGCCGGCATGTCTTGGAATTCCACCAACTAAAAAAACAACCACATCTAAGGGTTGCTTGTTTTTGATATCTACTTGATCACAATATAAACTCAATCCATTCGGCAGTCTGTTTTTATCTTTTACTATCCAATCAGATTCTATAATGCTGCCATCAGTATCTGGCAAAATAATTCCGTTATCAGCTAAAACATCAACAACTAATCCTAAACAGTCATAACCTTCTTTACCCCGGCCATTAAACTTATATTCTTTGCCTAAGTACTTTTCTAGCTCCATTAATCAACACGCCTTACATTTCTGATTTTTGGAATGTCTAAAAAACCGCCGTAAAACTGAGTGTTATTCCAATACTTACAACCATGACTACCGTTATAAGTTAAATCGCACCCAGCTTCTAAATGATAACTGTCACCAGCTTGAGCATTTTCAAAAGGATATTCGACATCAACAAAACCGCTTGCAGAATAAATTATTTTTCTGCTTTCATTTCCAACCTTTATAATTCCATGTTTCCAGCGATCAGCCGGCTGATTCATTGCACTATCATATATTCTGTTATTAGATATGCTGTCAATGGTCCCATTTAAAGTTGGGATATTGTAACCGCAACCTTCTCCACCAAATCCACCAGGCCATCTGCAATTGACTCCGTAGCTCCGCCGAGGAAGTTCAACTTCTAAAGCATCAAGATTTGAAACTAGCTCTGCTTTTAAGTTATATTCATCAGTGGAGATAGAATCAATTACTGCATCTGTGAACATTTCAATTTTGTTTTCAAACTTATCCAGATGATTTTTAAACACTTTCCAAATAGTAACTTTCCTGCCTTCAAATTGAGTATTAGCAATATAAGCTGAAAAGTTTTTGGCAACATTATCAAAAGTAACTGAAACACTATCTGGAGCTGTTTTATTATTCTTTTTGATTTTGCTTCTGCTAATACTAGCTGCATAATAAGTTTGTTGATTCCCGAACTCATCAAAAAAAGCTATATTCTCGGGGAACATAGCGTAATAAAGAGTTTCTTCATCTAATTTAATTTGATAGAGTTCGATAGGCCAATTAAAATCTTTATTTTTTTCTGCAATTACATCAGGGCTGAGAGTTCGGGGCATTTAAACCAGCTCCTTTAATTCAATTGAAAATGAGTGAGCTTTATTGTCATATACTTCATCGCTTAATTTAGACTGGTTGAATCTAACTTTTATGTCAGACTCAATTATGTTTCCTTCTGAGTCTTTATAATCCCAGAGAAAAGGTTCATATTCGCCCTTTCTGGCATAGAAAAAGTTTGCTATTTCTTCTGCATCATTGTTATAATTGCTTGTTTTGTCAAATTCTAGTTTGAACACTCTGAAAGGCAAACCTTTGGGGCGCCTCTGTTCTCTACCGCCTTCCATTTTGGTGATAAGAGTATTGGTGTTAATATCAACAACCCATGCTTTTTTGTACTTGTAATCAAATTTTTCCAAAAGCTCACCTCCTTAAGATTTTTTAATAGCTTGTCTAAGAGTTCCATTTCTCATAATATCTCGGCCTACAACATTGATAATTGCATCCGGATTTCTACTAACATATTCAGCAAATGATTGAGTATCAATGGCAGTAATGTCGAATATATTTATTGGCGCTGAACCACCACCATTTTGTAATCCTTTTACCTGGTCTTTATTTAGCACATATTCGCCATTTTCTAAAATTGCAGGCACTTCATTACTTTTAAGGCCGATTCCTCCACCTTCGTGATACCTCTGCATTTTTGCAATAGCATTAGCTGGGCTAACAAAACCTCCTTCATGGAAGGTTGGAAGATTTAAACCGCCTAAAGCATAATTAACTATAGGGCCAACAACAGCTTTTTGTAATACCATTGAAGCAATTTGATCAGCTATATTGTCGAATACATCTCCTAAGTCTTCGCCTCTAGCTATTGCATCTGATAAGCCAGTTATTAAATCATCTTTCCAATCAACAAATTTCTGGTTAGCTTCTTCGATTTCTAGTCCTAAATCAACAAAAGCATCAGTCATCCAGTTGATAGATTTGGCTCCTTCTTTTGAATCGCTTTCTCCAGTATAGCCAGTAGCTGCATTTCTTCCCATTCTTCCGAGATTGGCAAGATTAGTTGAAAAGTCATTAGGATCGCTTTCTGCTTTTAATGTTTCATTTATTTTTTCTCTAATTCGCCGCCATTCATCAGTGTCTTTTTCATATTGTTTTAGACGCTCTCTTAAATATTTTCGATATTGAGTTTCAGATATTTTACCCATTTCAAAGCGGTTTTCCATTTTCTCTCTTTCAAGTTGAAGTTCTTTTTTATTATATTTTTCAATAATATCTAATCTTTTTTCTCGATAAATTTTTGTGAGAGTGGCTGTATCCTGGCCTTTTTCCTGCATCAATTCTTTTTCAGCTTCATACTGCTGCTCTAATTGAGCAAGTTCTCTTTCTTTACCATCTTTTTTGAGAAGCTCAAGCTCATTTTGCAATTGTTCTTCCCTTTCAATAGCAGCCTCTTTGCGGCGCTCTGCTTCCTCTTCTTCCTGTTCGTTAACTTCTTCAAGATAATCTTTATACTGGTTATTGTAGAATTGCTCAACCATTTCTTTTAATTTTTCTTTTTGTTCAGCTGTTGCATCTTTGAGATTATCAATTCTTTCAAATTCACCATACATTTTATTTTCTAATTTAGCCCAGGCTTTTTCTGAGTCATTAGACATATTTTCTACTTCTTGCTCAAAATTATATGATTCTATTTCAGCTCTTAATTCATCAATGTAATTTTTGTAATCGCTTTGATCAGATGTTGAACCTCCGCCACCGCCACCAGATAAATCTACTTCTTCTAATTCATTGTTAGTTTCTTCAATTTCTTGCAAAGCCTTTTCAGTCTCATCTAAATCTTTTTTTAGATTATTCAATCTGTTTTGTGATTCGCTTATAGAATATTTTTCACCTATTATGGAATCTTCGCTTGCCCCATTTCTGCGAGCCTCTAATCTCCGTTCTTCTTTTTGGATGTCAGATTCAAGTAGGTCTTTTCTTCTTTTAAGTTCGGCTTCGTTTAGCGATTTAACATTTCGCTCCATAAATTTAAGCTGCTTGTTTCCCTCGTAAATTCTTTTTGCAAGAAGGCCAAAGCCTACTATAACAGCTCCGCCGATCATATAAGGATTTAAAGCTGCAGTTAATCCGCCGGCTCCGTTAATTACATTTGTTAAAGAGCTCAATGTAAGAGATAAGTTTCCGGTAATGCTTAATACTGGTCCTAAAGCAGCCGCCACTCCTGCACCAAAAATAACCATGTCTTGCTCTTCTTCTGATAAGTCATTGAAAGCATCTACTACATCTATGACATTTTCCTTTATTTGAGTCATTATTGGTTCTAGTTCTGCACCTAATTCAGCTAAAGATTGCTCTAAATCATAATTAGCTTCTGCACTTTCTACAAGTGCTTCATTATTATCTTTATACTGCTCATATACATCTGATAGTCCGGTATTGGCAAGAGTCTGCATTACATAATCAGTTGCTTTGCCGTTTTCTTTTGCAGTCTGCAGCCCTTCATTAAAATCATCTAAATTAATACCTAATCTTGACAGCATTTCATCAAATTGACCAACTGACTGTCCCGATCCAATAGTTTCCTGGATTGATTCAGATAAATTTTCAAACTTCAATGTGTCTGGGAACTGTATAACAGCACCAGCTATATCATCAATAACACTTGATAATTGTTCATCTCTGAAACCTGCAGCTAACAAACTGGATAATCCCTCAACGTTAGAATCTAATTCGCCAGTAACGGCGTTAAGATCTGACATATATCCGTGCATTTCATCAATACTTACATTTGCAGTTCGAGCGTTATTTTCAAGAGTCGAAACTTCTTTTCTAAAATCTCTTGTTCCTTCTGTAAGCGCAAAAAAGGCAGCTGTAATAGGTAAAGTGACATGAGTATTAAGGTTATCACCGATTCCTTTCATTCTATTCCCGAACTTTTCCATGCCGTCCGCAGCTTTTTGCATCTTTCTGCTAAATTCATTCGCTTTTCTTTGGGTTTTCTCGAGTTCATCTGTAAAACTTTCAAGCTGATCTTCAGTTTTAATCAGCTCTCTGCGATATTCCCGGTATTCCTTTTCTCCAACATCGCCAGACTTATATTGCTTCTGCATATCTTTTTCAGCCTGTTTTAATACATCAAGCTTTTCTTTAGTCTGCTCAACTCTTTCTGTGAGAATATCCTGCTTTTGAGCCCAGAGTTCTACTGAGTCCGGATTGAATTTTAATGCTCGATTAACCTGGTATAATTCCCGGCCAATTTTCCTTGATTGAGAGCGAATATCTTTAAGAGCTTTGTCAAGACCTTTCGTCGATGCTCCAATTTCTACAGTTATACCTTTTTTCTGAGCCACTTAATCACCTCCCGAAATGGTTTTGGAAACTTTGCGGAGTTCCTTGGGGTTCAGATATTTTCTTTTCTTCTTCAATATCTTCGCCAAAATAAATTCTTTGTAATCTTAAAAAATCTAATAAATGTATATAATTTAATTCATCGATAGAATAATTCAATCTTTTAGCAATAGATAATATATATAAGTCTAATCTATCTATGTTTTTTTCAGTTTTTTTTTACTCTTTTTTTCATCTTTATTGTCTTCAAATTCTTTACCACTGAAATTTTCTTCTAATCTTATAACTAGATCCACAAGCCAGTTAAGATTAAGTAAGTTCGGTTTATCAAATTGATTAAGCCACTCATCATAAGTAGGGAATTTCCAAATGTCATTATCTGCTTTGTTGAGACAATAAACAAATTCTAGCAGCTCATCAGATATTTTTTTGATTTCATCCTGTTCTTTTTTAATTTCTCTAAAATCTCCAGTTTCATAATTTTTATATTTTTCTTGAATGCCGCCAACTTTAGCGACTGCTTTTCCTACTTCTTCTAAAAAGTTTTTGTCAAAATTGTCTCTGTAAAGTTTTGGGACCAAGGCGGAAAACCTCAGTCCCAAAGTATGATCCCATATATTAATCTTTTCCTGCAGCATTAATTATCACCTACACATCAGTAGTTGAAGGAACTGAATCAAAGAAGTTGGCATAACCAGGGTCATTTTCGAATATTTCTCCCATGACTCTGCGTGCTGATTCTTCAACAAACATTGTCAAGTTAAGAGTTTCTGTATCAAATGTAACTGAGTCTTCATTAGTATTATTATCTTTTGAAGGTCTAGAAGCTTTAGTTCTCCAAAAAACAAATCTCATATCTTCTTCATTTCCGTTTATTTGAGCCATTAAAGCAAATTCTTTTGGCTCATCATCTGCGGATTCAACAATCATTCCATTGGAGAAAACTGTTTTTCCGAGCATTTCAGCTTGAATTTCTCTAGGGATGAAACCAGCTTCAATAGAGCCTGTGTATCCATTGTTAGTTTCTTCTTCGAGTTGTTTAGTGTCATCTCCAAATAATTCAGCTGTGTCACCTTCTGGATCTGCTGCAAAGTTAATAACCCCTGGGATTTGTTTCACTTCACCATATCCAGTTGTTCCAGCAGTGACAGCTGCAGAACTCCCCATTGTAGCTCCGGTTGTTCCCGTGTCAGTGAATGCAATTTCTAAAGTAGAATCATTTTCTTGCACTACTTTAGTTTTAAGGTATATAACACCTTTATCGTTTCTAGCATCAAAAACTGGACTAATGATATCATCATTGTTTAAAACATTGACAATTGCAGATGCAACTTTGCTCACTGTAGTATGAGTTTCGCTTGCTAACGGAACTACTACAGAATGAGGAGAATCTGCTCCAAGCAAAGTTCCTGCTGTAACTTGAATTTCTATTTCTCCGTCTGTCGAAGGTGCCGCGGTAACTTCAATTTTTTCAGCCTGTGCTTCTCCTTTAAAAGCTATGTGGAGATTTCTTAATCCCCATGTACCTTTATTTGACATAAATTTCACTCCTTTATATTATTGATATTTCATAAACTGTTTGATATAAATCTTCGCTATCAAGAAATGTTTGCGATTTCTGATAAGCAATTCCTAAACTTTTTAATAAATCTTCAACCTCTTTCTCAACTGGAGGATTCCAGTTTTTTGTATATAACTCAATATTAAAATATTCGATTCCAACATAATTGATATTATCTGCCATTAGGTCATTATTGTAGCGGTAGACTATTAGAAAAAACGGAGGAGATTGAGGTTCTTTAAATTTTCTATAAGCTGTTGGATATAAAGTTTTTAGTTCAGCAAGTAATTCTTGATAAGTCATTCAATCAACCTCCATTCTCTAATATTTTGTTAACATTCTTTTGGTATTCTGCGATATATTTTTTCTCAGCTGGTCCGATGTGCGGTATTCCTTCAACTCTGCCAGTTCCACCAGCAATTGCATGTCCATTCTCAAGTAAATGAGTTAGCTGCGGTTTATCTTTGTTATATACTGTAATAACAATTTTCCCGTACTTTTTGCTTGTAGAATAAGACCAACCATCAGCATAATGTTCTCCGCTTTGATCGCTTCTGGGAGAATTTTCTTTAATTTCATTTTTAATCTTGCGAGCAGTTGAGCGGGTTTCTTTTTCGATCGCTTTTTGCACATCTTCGGTGTAATCCTGGACTGAATTAACTATTTCATCTGCTAATTGGTCAATGTTGATTGAGTTAGGCATCACCATTCACCTTCTCGCAAGTAAGAATAGTTTTAGCTCCCAGCGATTGACTTTGAATAATATTATAAATATCGCCGTCGAATTTAATTTCTTTTTCGCCAGCATATTCTATTGAGCGAATCTCAAACTTAACTTCTGGCCTTAATCCCTGACTGGCAGCATTATAATATTCTGATGATCCGATTGAATTCTCATTAGCGAAAACTTCTCGCTCGGTCCGCTCT